AGGGGCTGCCTTGATGACCTCGATGTTATCGTGCACGTCCTGGATGCCCGCCTCGTTATCCCGCACAATTTTGGCGTTGGCGGCCACCTCAGCGGCCAGCATTTGCACGCTCTTGTATTCATCAGTGCTTTCAAGCATCCCATCCTGCACCGGGTTTTTGTCGATATCCAGACGTAGGGCGGCCATACCGGCCACACCACCGCCCGCCAGCACCTCTACCATCGGGGAGAACGTGCCGTAGCCGGTTGTCATCTGGGCCGTCACGGCCATATAAACTGTGCTGCGGTCGCTGCTCACGCCCAGCGCAGGGTTGTAGACATAGTGCCCGTCTTTTTTATCCATCCGAAGGTTGACATCCGCGCCGGTGGGCAGTGTCCAGGGATGCCCGCCCTTGTACAGGGACACGGCCAGCACCGGGAGCGTATCGTCGTACTGTACAAGATGCACCGGCTGCACAACGTCTCGCCGGTCAAAATCCGCCCGCGTCGCCTTGATAAGCGCTTCTGCGGGTGGGCTGTAATTGGCTGCCGCCATTTAAAAACACCTCACTGTATCATTCTGCCGTTGACCAGCACATAGCCGTTTCCTGCGCCGTCCACGCCCAGCTGCACCTTCACATTGCCGCCTGCGTCGCTTATCGCGATAGCGCCGCCCTCATACTGGCCCGCCATTGTGACGTTAGCGATCATATTGTTGGGGTTGCTGGCCGCAGGGCCGTACAGAACAAGTCGGCCCACGGCGTTGTTGCTGCCCCATGTAGACATAAACGCGCCAATGTGCCAGCTGCCGTCGTTAGTCTTGCGGTACATTTCAATTCTCGCGTCGTCGATGACGCACTTGCTCTCCGACACCGTCGAAGTGAATTTACCGGTGATGTCCACAGACCCGTCCGAGCCGATCTTAAAGTTGTCGCTATTCACAACCAGCCCGCCGTTAAAAGTGGTGACGCCCGTGTCCAAATTGGACACAAACTTTCCGTTAGTGGACTGCAGTACGCCTCCCCGGATAAGATTCGCACTCATAGTCCCGGTTGTGATGAAATCGGCGTTGATTGCACCGTCCATCGTGGCGGCCAGACGGTACGGCCCGCCGTAGCCGCTGCTGCTGTAACCCCAACCGGCCAGATTCCACCGCCAGACCTTGGTAGCCTTTTCAATTTCCGGCTTGTCCATTACAAGGATTTCGTCCGGCTCGTCAGCGCCGGTGGAGCTGTGCAGCACCACATAGCCGCCCAGATTGCCGGTGATAAGCTGTGTGGCGCGGTCAATAGCACGTTCCAGGTCACTGCGCGTCTTGTTCACGGTGCTCTGTACGGTCTTGCCCATGTCGGCCACAGTGTTGGCCAGATTGCTGCGTGCGTCTCCCAGCTCCACGCTGTCGTAACGTTCCAGCAGCACGTCATAGACCGTTTTGATGCAGCTCGCAGCTGCGCTCACGCCCAGCTTTGCAAACTGCACATGAACGGTATCGCACAAACACACCCGCTCCAGCAGGGCCTTGTCGGCGTATTCGGCGGTCTGTTCCAGCTGGGCAAAGCTTAATGTCAGGCTTACCTTCGGCACGCCCACCTTGTTGGCAGCGATATAATCCAGCGCGGCCTGCCGCAGCTGGGCGGCTGTGGGCTGCTCTTTTATATCCTGGCTCACGTCCAGCGTCAGCACCCGCACAAAGTCATACTGGCCGTCCGGCACGTTGACCACCGGGTTGCCGGTGATCTGGGTCACGTTGCCGTCGCTGTCCACCCAATAGGGGTAGACGCCGGTATAGACCTCGGCGCAGCTTTCTTCCTGGGCCAGGTCGGTCAGGTTCTTTCCGTAGCGGATCGTCACGCCGCGGTCGGTGCCGCGCTGGCTGTGCAGCTTGACGGTTGTATTATCCCACTCATATTCGCCGCCGTACACATCCAGCACGCTGCCCTCCACGCCGCCCAGCAGACTGCGCAGACTGCCGGGCACGGCCACGGCAAAGTCTGCCACGGTCTGGATGTCCGTCCAGAATGTGTAATCACAGCTTATCTCCGCATGGCTTTTGAGCTGCTGCAAGGCGTCGACTGCGTTCAACGCCTTACACGGTCCCACCGGGATGCCGCTCAAATCGTAGCTGATGTGCTGCGCGTTGACCGTCACCTGTCCATTGATGGGGCGGCTGATTTTATAAATTCGGAAATACTGCGCGTCGCCGTAGGGGTTCGGCTTTGCCAGAATCAGCCCGCGCAGCGCCAGGCTGCTGTAATACTGCCCGGTGATGGGATAGACCATTTCCAGTTCAAACGCGCCGTTGCGCTCCTCTGTCACGGTGCAGCGCACAGCATCCCGCAGCACCCCCACGCCGTTGCCCTTAAGCCCCGTCGTGCCGTCATAATATCTCGGATAGCTAATGATTTACACCTCCTACAACGTCCACCATCTAGGTGTGATTTCGCACTTGCTAATGCCGCCGCTCCAACTGATTTGTGTAGCTCCTGCCCCCAGAGTGGGAAATTCAGGCGCAGTTACATATTTATTTAAGTTTATCGCTTCTTTATAAGCGTCCATCATTTCGCAGTCTAGATACATCGGCCCGGTGTAACCTGTAACACTTATTTGTGTGCCCCCAACTTGTAATTTGGCATCGCTAGTAATGGTTAGTGCGATAAGCGGAAGGGAAGGGAATACAGTTGGATTGTACAGAGAATCACCGCTTTTGACTTCAACAGCATTTTCGCCGTCTTTTAAGTATTTCTGTGGTTTGCAATCCAACGAAATGGTAAATGGCGCAAGGTGGTTTGCCAGGATATCAGTTTCTGGGAAATTAACTACCCGCGCCATTCTGTACACATTTGGTTCTTCCTCTGTTTCAAGCCTGCGATAGCTAAAAGTAGTTCCACGCAGAAAAGCTGCAATCGTTGGTAAAGTGTCGCTTACATCAGTGTCCGTCAGCGCAAAGCATTTCGCAGTTGCACTAACATTACCATAGCTTCCATCCCATTCAGTCAAATCTCCACTGCGGCCAGAAATGGTCGTGGATGTAACCCTGGGTGTCGGTTGGCCGAAAGTAATTCCACTTTGCAACCGAATCCCAACATCAAGGCTACAAATGCCGTCCAACCAAAATCCATTAAGCATATACAGCCGCCTTTCTGTTGCTTTGCGCCTGAAGCTCATACGAAATCTGATTTGCTAGCGCATGTGCCATAGAATTCACATCGGAAAACTGAATGCCGTTAATATTGATGTTAAACGTCATACCGCCAGCCGCGTTTTCGTTGCCTTTACGGTATTGCGTCGCCTCTTCGCTTGTAAGCACCATCTCGCCGCGATGCAGGTTGGCAACATAGTTGTTATACGGTACGTAATCAAGGCCACCTGCGTGACTGCCATCTGTGCCACTACTGTTGACATCAACATTAACAGAGCGGTTTCCGAATAGGTTGTCCCACAAACCATTAAACCAGCTGACAAGGCTGTCCCAAGCTGCCGAGATGCCATCAATAATGCCATCAATGACCGCGTCACCCATTTGCATTGCGCCTTCTACAATGTCCGGCAAATGCTCTATAAAGTAGGTCAGCAGTGTTTCCACGATAGATGCAGCGGCAAGCATAATGTCCGGCAAGTGTTCCGAAACGCCCTCTACAAACGCAATCAGCATTTGTCCGGCAGTGTCAAGCATCTGCGGCAAGTTCTCATTCAGCTTTGAAACCAGCGTCAAGACGATTTGCAAGGCAGATTGTGCAACGGTTGGTAGCATCTGATAGATGCCGTTTCCCAGCACAGTTATAATCTGAATTGCCGAATCAATAAGTTGCGCCGCGTTTGCGCTGATTCCCGTAACAAGCGTCTGCACGATGTTCACGGCAGACTGCGCCAGCTGCGGCAGAACGGTTTCAATCAAGCTCGGCAGCTCTGCCATGATGGGAGGGACAAGGCTCTCTATCAGCTTAGCAGCTCCGTTCAGGGCGGCTTCTATTCGGGGAAGGATGTTACTTGCCGCTGTAGTTGCGCTATCCACAAAGTTGCTGATAAGCTGCTCAAAATTGGCATTATCATCGGCAATTCCAGTTACAAGGTTTGACCATGCGGATTTTGTAGCGTTCACACTTCCTTGAATCGTTGTGGATGCTTCTTTAGAGGTCGTACCAGTAATGCCCATTGCGTTTTGAACATCATGAATCGCGCTTACAACGTCCGCATAGCTGTCAATGCTGTATTTGGTATAGTTTCCCTGCGCGGCGTTCAGCTTGTTTGCGTCATCAAGTAGACGCTGCATTTCCTGTTTTGTTCCGCCATAGCCGAGTTTTAGGTTGTCTAACCATTTCGTTACCCCCGGTTTCCCGGTATTATAAAAAGCCACGCGCGTTTCCGCACATGGCTTTTAAGGGATTAGACTATATCTTCAACTTTTTCAAAAATCCAGCCTTTTTTATTCCTTTTGCGGTATCGACTGTTGTACTTAATTTCACTGTCAGAACAGTGGAAGTATTCAGCCGCCGCTTGTCTGGATTCAAATAGGATTGTCCTGCCGTCGAGATGTGTTGCCCTTACCGGGCGTTTCTTATTTTTAATTCTGGAATGATACCCATACGACAGTGCGTTTTCAGAAGGCGTCACCCATCTTAAATTAGAAACGTCATTGTTTGAGCGATCCCCGTCTATGTGGTCAACCCAGCACCTTTCTTTGTTCTCTGGTTTTTTAAGAAAAGCATCAGCGACAAGACGGTGTACATGCTTAGATATTGTAATCCTGCAATATCCACCATTTTTGCTAAGCACCATTATTTGTCCGGTGCTATCTTTCTTAACTCTGCCCTTATTGCTGACTGAGTATCCCGGTAAATCGGGAATCTGTTTCCAAATCTCCACGGCTTTTAATCCTTTCAAAAAAAGTTGGTGCGCACTTCCAACTCCGTACCAATAGGCGTTGTACTCGGTGACGAGCCGATAGTCGTTTGACCTTCTATACTTTGTATTATATCACAATTTCACCTGCTTTGCAAGTGTAACTTTGATATAGCATAGTTTGGCACAGGATAACCATGCTGTAAAAGCCATAAACAGTTTAGGTTTCCCCTGTTAGCACAACTGTCTCATGCAGCCATTTCCTGCCGCCTTTTCAGTTGCACACCCGTGGTAGGTTCACGCACGCTCACTGCATAATCACTTATGCAGCGGACATTAGATTTATCGTATAATTTTGCTTGGCAAAACCGTTATACGCATCTTGGATAGAAGACATCGCCGTGCCCATTTTATTTGAGTTGTCTGACATATCCGAAATGGCAGTGTTCGCAAGCTCTGCCGCTTGTTCCGTATCGCCGCCCAGACTAGACACAAGCGCTGCTGCAAATGTAGTTGCCGTGTTCATGTACTCGTTTGCCGAAAGCCCAGCCGTTTTGTACGCATCGGCTGCATACTGCTGAACTTTATCGGCGCTAGTTTTATACAGCGTTTCAACGCCGCCTACAAGCTGTTCATAGTCTGCATAACTGTTTACAGCAAGCGTTGTAAGCGCCGATACTGCCGCCGCGCCCGCTGTGGTAGCGGCAACGGATACTTTCGCAACGTTTGTAGCAACGTTAAAGATGCCTTTTCCAACTGTTGAAGCGGCTGAACCAACCTTTCCGAACAGTCCCGTTAATCCGCTTGCGCTGCTTTTCGCATTTTTCAAGCCTTTCTCGTATTCGCTGGAATCCAGCGAAATTTTTGCAAAAAGGTCAAATACGTCCACTTACTCGCTCACCTCCTTCCGTTCTTTTGATTTCAATCCATGCCGCGCCGCAAAGTCTTTGAAATCCGCCTGCACCTGTTCTGGTGTCCGCATATCCACTTTTGGCGGGTGGATAATGTCAATATATCTCGCTGGCCTGTCCTTTACGCCTGTCACCGCTACCACAAGGCTCCACGCACTATTAGTCATGTACACCTTGTACAGCTGTTCCTCAAAATCAGCTTTTAAAGCGTAAGGCAGCGCCGACACAAGCGCCTTTGCGCTCAGTTTCGGCATTTTCAGCAGTACAGGGATTACTTGTTCTGCCCGCCACCGAGATACGATTTGAAAAAATCAACAAAACCTTTATCGTTCACAAGGTCGTAAACTTGTTTGCAGGTGATAAGGAAATTCTGCTTGCCGATTTCTTCCACCGTCAGGCCGTTGAACGGAGCAAGAATTGCGTACACATCCTCGCGGTGCTGCTTCAACGCAATGTTCAGCAGCTTAACAATTTTCGCAAGGCCAAAACGCTGCATTGCAATACGGGTCGTTTCTCCCTTCGGCATCGCTTTCTGCATTTCTTTCACAAACGCTTCATCATCAATCAGGTTTGTGATGGGCTGCGCGATTTGCAAAACGACTTCCAGCGCTTCGTCAGTGCTAAGTTCAGAAAAAATTCGCATTAGGCTTCATCCTCTCCGGCCTTGATATACACCTCGCACGGCACAGTGTCCTGCGCTGTAATGGAGTAGTGCGCCGTGTATTCAAAGCTCATCTGGCCTTTTTCCTTGTCACCCGTCTTCAAACTGAAACCGCCGGTGGACAGCGTATTCAGCATGTGGATGGCGCAGAAACCGCCATTCGTAGTGCCGTGCTTGTCCGAATAGTCGCAAAGCAGCCACAAATCCGTGAAGTCGCTGTCTTTCAGGTCGTTGCGCGGCGTGATTTTTGAAACCTTGGAAGTAGTCGTAACATCCGCAGCGCCAAGCATGCTTTTGGCATTTTCTGCCGATGCCGAAACATAAGTGCCACTGCACTTGACTTCCCAGGATTCAATCTGCTTCAGCTCTTTCATGTTCTTGGGACAGTTGTCGATGTCCTCGCCGAAGTCGGTAAAGCTTGGCACAGCCGTAAAGTTGATGCCGCCAGTCGTGGCGCCCAGCAGCGCACTTTCTTCCGGCGCAGTACCGGCAGTCGGGTCAAACGTAGTTGCAAGATAGCCCGCGTTCAAGACAAGTTCCTTAAACGCAGATTCAGGAATTCGAGTAAATTTCATGCTTTCACCTCAATTTAGGCATAAAAATTCGGCGGTCACGTTGATGTACCGCCGTTTTAGGTTTTTGTCTGTGTCATCTGCTAGCGATTGGCAGAACGGGGAGCCGCGTTTTAACCAAATCAAGCCGCCATCTACCGGCAGCGTCACGCCGCCAATGCCCAGCGCATCAGAAAGCTCAAGCGCCTTTGCATTGGGCACTGCTTCGCTCGTGGTATGGAACCACATGTTGACCGTCAGCGATACCGCCCCGCCGCCCCATGCGTCAAACACAGCATCATATGTCAGGTATGGGAGCACCGCGTCATCTGGCACGGCGTTGCTGGCGTAAGCGGTCATAAACTGCCCGAAAAACTGCTGTAATGCAGCGCCCTTTGTCATGTAGGCAATCCCTCCCGCAGTCTTTCAGCCGTAAAACTTTTTAAGCCGTTCAGCATAGGAGAAGCGCTTGCAGGGGCTTGCTTTTCTTCCGGGCGGCTCGTGACCCGGAAATATGCCCCGGTCGTCACGTCCTTATACACGCTGCCGTACTCGATGGGCACATCTTTACGCACAATGCCGGTATACACGCTGGTCACACCCTGCGCTTCAGCCTGCCGCGCTTCAAGGCTGCTGTCCAGTGCAACGTAATTCGCAAACTCTGCGCCCTCTCTCCACTCGGTAACATAGCCGCCTTCTCCGTCAGGCTTTGTCAGCTTGTCCATGATGATGCAGCGATGCGAAAAATCATCTAAAAGGCTCATAGCTTTCTCCATTTGTTCAGCCGGGACGCAAACACACCCTGCCAGCCCGTCACAGAACCACCAGAATCGCCGTTCGCGCTCGATTTGGTGTAACTATACCCCGCAAAACTCTCGCTTTGAAACGGGCTGTTTGCAGCGCTCTCATACTTGTTGCGCCATGCTTCCACATCCTCAACCAGAGAAATAAAGGCAGCTGGCACAGCCAGCGCCCACACAGCACCGTCAAACGTTTCATCGGTCAAGCCGCCAGCACCGTACTGGTGCACGCCATCGTTGAAAACGCTCCCGATAATGCGGAAATATTGCCCATCAACTAAAAAAGGCAGCGTAATGCTGCCGTCCTTGATGGTAAATGTGCCGCTGTACGCGCCATCTGGGACCTTAAACCAGTTCCGGCACTCTCGCATCAATTCTTCAAGCATTACGCTGCCCCCTTTTTACTGTACTGCCTTGACAGTTTTTGCGCTCCGGGTTTCTGCGGGCGTAATGGTGGCAACGGCGATACCGTCCAGGTACTCGGCCCACAGCTTCATGCCCATAAGAGCGTACATATCGCCAGTTGCGCGGCTGTAGTCTCCGTCAACATGCACGCCAATCAGGTTGGTTTCTCCCTCGACGGTATAGTTCAGGCCCAGCTTGGCGAAATCGCTGTCGGCGGGGTCGATGTAATACAGGTCGATATTCTCAACAGGCACGGCGATAACCTTGTTCTTTGCAATGTACTTTTCGGGCAGCAGGAACAGGGTGGAATAACCCATGAAATTCTGGACATAGGTCAGGCCGAAGGCGGTCTGCGTGGTGATTTCCTTGTCGCCCAGATAGCCGTAGAAGTCCA